TGATCTAAACTTTGAGGGTATCCCTTCCTGAGGATTTAACAAAATATCAGGGCTAGGACACTAGTGGATCTGGTGATCTCGGGGGTAGTTGAAACCCCCGGCATCTCCCGTGTAATAGGAGCGCCGTACCGACCAGATCCACTAGTGTCCTAGCCCTGATATTTTGTTAAATCCTCAGGAAGGGATACCCTCAAAGTTTAGATCACATCTGATCTAAACCCAGGTGGGGTTGAAACGGAGTGCCTGTAGATAACAGGTCCGCTTCTGCTACTGACGACTGAGTCACGCAAATCTTGCAGACTCCTTCGACTTATCTATTCGCCTAACTTCCTCAAAGAAATTGAAAGATTTCAGTGAGGACATTAGGGGAGCGACCACTCTCTCGGAAGAGAAAGGATCGAACATATCAGGGGTATAATTACCCTCTGATATCTTATCCCGGATATACTTCATAACTCCTTCCATCCAACCTTCGTTATAAAAACCGAAGTGGATTAAAGGACCATTGAAGAGATATCTTCGAATAGGGACATCCAGAACCAGTTCTAAGAACTCGGCGTTAGCCTGTTCTAAGATTTCCTGGTAAAAGGGTGAAGGTCCATCAACAGACCCTCAATTCTCATCTTCCCGAAGACGTTCTAAACGAACCAAAGAATCATGAAACTTATTAACCGAAAGGGTATAAGCTTCATACTTTAGTTTGTGTAAAGCATCGTCGATAGACGAGAGTAGAGAGTCCATTGAGACCGAAGTTAGCGAGTTAGTCAGCTTCATAGAAGATGATAACCCACTTCGGGTTGGTATAAAACCAAATGGACCCTTCACCACCCACAGGAGTTGTTCTAAAGCAGAGGCCCTAATAGTAGGAACTGTTTTAAACATATCGGTGACCTTATCTTCGTCTATTAATATACCCTTAAGTACCATATCAAGGAGAACAGAAGGAATTCCGTTCAAACTGATAAGTGCTAAAAGTATATTCTTAGGCCCGATAGGGGTAACCTCTCCTGTGAGTGTTATAAGTCTCTTTGCAAATTCGAAACAACTTGGGGAAACGAGGGATTTATGTAGATTGATCTCTACACCTAGTCACTCGGTAACCAAAGTATGGTACGAAGCTGCAACGAGATCGTTGGCTATCACTACATCATCACCTAGAACTGCGTAATGAGTAAAGTCTGAAAGACCTACTCGTCGCGCGGCTATACGGATGATATAGTGGTGTGTCAACGCTAGCATAGCTCAAGAGCTAAGTGCTCCCATAGGTTGACCGACAGAGTACCGATACGATTCCTTATTCTGAGGAAGGTATCAGTCTCTATCCGTCAACAGCTTACGCCATAGACTAGCTATCTCAGTTCCAACATAATATCCGAGGATATCCTGTTGTAAATGAATAGGTAATCTATCCGTGGCTGCACTCAGATCATAGCTATGAAACTTATGACCTATAATTGCACCCTCATCATATAATTTTCGAAGCCTATCCAATGGAGCACCTTGATTAAAGGTACCATCCATAGGGAGCTTCTTAAGTATAGAGAAAATGTAACTATGCAAAGGCTTCATTATAGACTGAGTTATCAAGTCAGTTATAGCGAAGACCCGTGCCTTACCGGCCGGCTCCTCCTTTACTGCGAGTTTCCCTAGCTGAAGCGGCTTAACTTGAACTACAGGTGTAGTCTTCCGGTAAGCTATTTCAGCCATCAGGAGCTTCAGAAAAGAAGAGTCCGGCCCATCTACTAAGGCAATAAACCTTAGTAGATCAGGTAACAAAGGGGAACTTATCCATACTGTAATATCGGAAAAGACATTAAGTATAGATGGATTCCCATTTGGACCGGCTGTGGTTATCTTGAGGAGTTTCATAGTACCTCCAAGCTCTAATTTTGGATTCGGGAAAGAGCGGAAAACTCTTCCTATTTCCAAGCTGGGGATACTAGTATAAATCCCGTTAAAAGGATCTGTAATAGTACCCAGCTTTAGAGCTGATGGTATTTTTAAAACCCTGTAGATAACAAGGAAAGCTAGGCACCTTCTTATCACATCTCGATCTCCTGCCTTAATTAAAAGGCGCAAAGATCCAGGTATAATAGACGGTAACCCAGCTACAATTCCAATGGGATATGTTGAAATATACATAACCTCACCGGATACGTACTTCTGGAGAATAAGATGCGCCTCTTTTAAATACTTAACCAGGAACGTAGTTCCTGATAAGCATCAAATTGAGTGTATCCTACTCGCCAGGATCATGTAATCTTTGTGATCCAATTGGTAGCACCACACCATCAACCTTATAAAGTTACCCCATGACTCACGTCTAAGGTAACCTACAGAGTCGATTAAGGTGCGAGTTGTTACAGTCTTGAGTTCGTTGAATTTTAATTTCATATTAGATTATAAATTGAAGTTCATGGATTCAGGGGTGTATCATCCCTGCAGCGACCAACCTTGCAACAGGTAGCATAGAGTTAACCACACTCAGCTACCGTCCGCGATCATCCGCTGCTATACTACCAACCTTAATTAATCAGATCAAGGCTTCGCAAGTTCACTCAATAAAGAGTAGGCTGCTGGGTTTGAGGATTAGTATATATAAGGTCGTCCTCGGAAGAGAGTTACCTCTCCACCACCGACAATATCTGGCGAAACCAGATACCTCTCGGTACGACCCCTGACCGGTCAATAGGTCAGTCCTCAATTAGTAGGTTTCGAAGGAAATTAAATATTTCCCCGAATCTAATCCTGTTTCAACATTCAGGTAAATAAATGTGATTCGAGATCAGTATGTATTGGTTAATTACACAACTATATACGGGGAGAGCATCAC